GTCCTCACTACAGACCCTACCTCTGGTGTTGCTGTCGGTTTAGTCAGTAGGCCAAACTTTCAGGGTCTAGGACTTCCTGCGAACCTTTGGCAAGTCGTCTTTCAACCCAACCGCCTTTCCGGCGGTAGCACTACGGGAGAGGACTTGTCCTTAAACGTACGCAGCAGTGCGTATGCTGGCACTGGCGACCACGAGGGTACTGTCTTGAGTATCGGCACTGCCAGCCTCACTGTAGGCACGGTATACTACTGGAACGGCACGGAGTGGGCTGACGCCAACGCAGGTGCTGTCGCTACCGCTGACGGCCTGATGGGTGTCGCTACGGATACGGGTGTGGCCCCTGACGTCTTGGTCAGCGGCATCATCCAGCTCGGCTCCGTCCCCGGCGCTGTCGGCGACGTGCTCTACCTAGACACCGCCGACGGACTCCTTACGGCTACGGCTCCTACGGGGAGTACACAGATAGTCCGCGTTATGGGCTACAAGCTTGACACCAACCGCGTTTACTTCAATCCATCACAGGACTGGCTTGAGATTGTCTGATGGCGATTACGAGAAGGTTTAGCGGAACGCCTTTTGCAGTAGTGCAGAATAGGAGCGGAGCGGTCTATTCAACTTTGAATAAGGCGAGTAGCGTTGATGTTGACTTTCACGAAATTGAAGTAGACACCAACAACACCCCTTCTAACCTTGGTTACTATCAAGGTCACGACAACACAGTTATTGATGTCGGGTGGGGGGATGGTGATTTTGAAACCAATTCAACGGCAGGAGTAATAGCAGGAAACCACGCTTACTCTTCCAACGGCGTTTATCGCATCCGTTTTGTTGGTTCGAGCTATACTCCTCGGAATAATGATAATGGTAACGGGCTACAAGACATTATCCGATGGGGTATTTGCACTGCAACGAGCAACACCAATGTTTTCGGTGGCTTCAGGGGCACTAACAACCTAACGACTATTTCCGCTACCGACAGTCCTAATTGGGCTACTGGAAACCTCCAACTTCGATATTGGTTTTTTGACTCTGCAAATTTCAATGCAGACTTGAGTGGATGGGTTTTTGACCTTGGACAGACATACGACCTTGAGAATTTCGTGGAAGACGCTACTGTCTTCAATCAGCCTTTGGGCGCACAGTGGGGAGCAATTAGTATTACTGATTTGAGTGGAGCTTTTAATAGTTGTAGCGCGTTTAACCAAGACCTGAGTGCTTGGGACATGAGCAACTGTACTACTTTGAACAGAGCCTTTGGGGGGTGCGTTTCTTTGAACCAAACCTTCTCTTGGGATGTGGGTCGCGTCACCAACTTCAATCAATGTTTCGCTTCTTGTGGTGCTTTGATTGGAGGTCTTAACACTTGGAACGTAGGTGAAAACGTAACTGGAAACATCTCTTTCAGAGAGTTTATGTCCGGGACAGACAACTTTGTTGGAGACATTTCTACCGACTCTGTAAACGGGTATTGGGATATGAGTCAGGTTAGAGATATGTATCGATTTATGCCTTTTAGCGGAGTTAGCAACCCAACAATGTCAGGTTGGGACGTAAGTTCTTGCATTAATTTCACGCAGTTTTGTCGTATCAATAGCGGATTTCAAGGCAATGGCTTAGACACTTGGACTTTGCGGTCTACGGGAACGCCGGATATTGTTTTTGATTCAGCCTTTAGTAGTTGTTCTGTCTTTAATCCGGACCTCTCTAGTTGGGATGTAAATCAAGTCAGGGACATGGGAAGCATGTTTTCTGGGTGTACCATCTTCAATAGCAATTTGGATAGTTGGAACGTCACGGGGTGCAACGACTTCATCTCTATGTTTAACGGCGCTCGAGCGTTCAACTCTGGTCTTGGTTCTGGTGTCGCTGGTAGCCGAATGAATGGATGGAACGTCAACGCTGGCGGGACCATAAGTTTGGCAGGCATATTTACAAACTGTAACGCGTTCAACCAAGAGCTCACCTCTTGGAACGTGAGTTCGATTGAGAATTTTTCTTCTGTTTTTTCAAACTGTATTAGTTTTAACAACGGCGGTATTGGTGGAGTCGGCGTTGGATTGGATAGTTGGGATGTAAGTAGCGGACTTTCTTTTGCGGGAATGTTTCAGAGCACCCCTTTCGCACACACGTTAGAGTCTTGGGATGTTTCAAATGCGACAAATATGAGTGGTATGTTTAGGAGTAGCTCATCAGTCCCTCAAGCTATGTTTGCAAGTTGGAACGTGAGCAACGTAACAAATTTCTCCTATATGTTTGACGGTCAGGTTTCGGGTTTTATCCCTCAAGTGGCGGGATGGAACACGGGTAGTGCTACGAATATGCAGAAGATGTTTGCTAAAAAACTTTCTTTTGAATTAGACCTTTCAGGATGGAATACAAGCCTTGTTCAGAACATGTCTTATATGTTTGAATCCACTGCTATGAGCAATGGGTCCTCTTTTTCAGGGACAGTAAGTGGATGGAGTATTGCGAGCCTGACCAACGCAGCTGTTATGTTCAATCAGGCCGGTCCCGGAACTACGGCATACGACCAAATACTTGACATCACTACGGGTTGGGCAAGCCAAGCCACGATTCAAAGCGGCGTTTCTTTTAGCGCAGGAAGTTCGACATACACCGCCGGAGGCAACGCCGAGGCGGGGCGTAACTTACTGACCGGCACTTACGGTTGGACCATTACTGACGGAGGACCAGTTTAATCATGCTACTATCTACAACAACATTCGTTTGCACTGAGGCCACGGGCCCGAAGTTTTGGTTCGCTTGGAGTGAGCCGGGCGAAGCCATCAAGAACTGGTACTACGGATATGTCGAGCCGGGCCAGCGCGTGAGCACGGGCCAGTTGTACCTCGAGATTTACGATACCGAGGCGGAGCTTATGGCTCGCATCGATAGTATCCGTGGCGAGGCCGGCTGGTACGACACCTGTGACAACCGCATCCCAAGTCCTCCGAACCCCAACGCTTGGGAGTGTGTGGACGGAACCCCTGAACCTGCTGTATCATGAGCCACCATACTTTCACCGCTACCGAGCCAACGTACTGGTTGGCGTTTGATGGAACTATTGAGAAGGGCAACTACGGTTTCCTCAATACTGGTTTCGTTCTCGATACCGAGCAGCACGACCTTGAGACCTTCACTACCGAGGAGGAGTTGGCCACCCGCATCGACACAATCAAAGGCATCCCCGGCTGGTACTACCTCCCGGAGAACCGTATACCCCCAAGACCTGAGTGATGCGAGTAGGTAAAATCAATGGAGTCACTTACTCAACGATTGATAGCGTTAGCGGAGGCGCACCTATTGATTTGCTTTTGATTGATAACCAAGTCGTTTTACAAGGCTATACGCGGATTATCGACACTTCTTTGGGAGATGGTGCGCCAACCTACGGTTCGGGCGTTGGTCAAACGCCACAAGGATTAAACGCAGTTGTGACGTGGGGCGATGGAAGTTTTGAAAGAATCACTTCAGTAGGAGACCTTCCACTTGACCACACTTATAGTTTAGGCGGGACTTACGAAGTGTGCCTGAGAGGAACGTATAGTTTGGCGGGACTGACTACGGACAGCAGAAGAAAGGTAACTGACATTACTCGATGGACGCCCGGTCCCATAGCATCAACAGTAGGCTGTAATAACTTTGACAACATCACCACGCTTACTGCTACTGACGAGCCTGACCAAACGACTTTTAGTAACTTCTTTTATAGCTGTAACAATTTCGTAGGTGGAATTTCGCATTGGACCATAGATGCCACTTCCATTGCAGGGATGTTTCATAGTTGTAGAAACGCCAACCCGTCAGGCTTAGGTAATTGGGATGTGTCAGGGATTACGAATTTAGGTGTTACATTTTTCGTAAACGAGTCATTCAACGATGACATTAGCAGTTGGGACGTAAGTTCAATGACTAATGCTACAAGGATGTTTCAAGGGTGTTTTGTATTCAATCAAGACCTGTCGAATTGGAACATTGGTAACCTAGTAGACGCTTCGTTCATGTTTGAGGGTTGCCGTGCTTTTACTTCAGATTTGAGTAGTTGGGATACATCTTCAATTACAAGTATGGGGACCATGTTCAACGGATGTACGGTTTGGACAAGCGACGTGTCGAGTTGGAATGTTTCAAGCGTAACTAATATGAGCAGTGCGTTTGCAGGCTGTGATGCATTTAATTCCGCTATGAATGCTTGGAACGTTTCGAACGTCACCAATACGCGTTCGATGTTTCAAGGCTGTGATATTTTCAATCAAAACCTGAACAGTTGGAACACTTCTGCTGTCACAGATATGGCAAGTATGTTTAACACAGCATCGGCTTTCGATGGTGACTGTTCTTCGTGGAATACGAGTTCTGTGACGCGTATGGACAGTATGTTTCGTAATACGCCTTTCGACCAAGACATCAGCGGTTGGAACACGGGGTTAGTAGAAAATTTCAGCGGTATGTTTTTCAACAACACCGCTTTCGACCAAGACCTTGGTAGTTGGAACATTGGTTCATTAACCAATGCAAGTTTTATGTTTAGCGGTTCTGTCCCATTGTCTACGGCAAACTATGATTCCATTCTTGACAGCACTACAGGCTGGGCAAGTCAGGCGACGATTCAAAGCGGCGTTTCTTTTAGCGCAGGAAGTTCGACATACACCGCAGGGGGCAACGCCGAGGCGGGACGCAATATCCTGACGGGCACTTACGGTTGGACTATTACTGACGGAGGACCCGTCTGATGCAGCCTCGTTATATTTACGATAAGAAGAGCGACTGCGACCAGTATTGGATTTACTGGGACGGTCCAGTATACGAGGCGATATGTCCAGCACCATTACCCTATTCGAAATCCTCACGCTCGCGGGGGCCCTTATCGGAGTTTACTTCAAGCTCCAAACTGAAATCGGAAAATTAAAGTCCCGGGTCATTATGTTGGAGCGACAGGAGGGCGACGTCAAGCAGATGCTTACCAACCTCGTTGAGGCGGTACAGGAGATTAAACTCCTTCTAGCAGAGAAAGGCATCAAATGAAGTACTTCACCTACGAGGAGTTCGACTCCCCCGACCAGCCCGGCTCCGGCCATGAGATGCAGCCCCTCTTCTTGGAGAAGCTGGATTTGGCTCGTGAGCTCAGCGGGGTACCCTATGTTATCAACTCTGGCTTTCGTACGCCTGAGCACAATGCTGAGGTGGGGGGAGTAAGTTCCAGCTCCCACCTAACGGGCTGGGCCAGCGACATCCGTACCGACAGTTCCAACCGCAGGTCTTTAGTCTTGAAGGGCCTTATCGAGGCTGGCTTCAATCGCATTGGCATCGGGCAGAACTTCATCCATGCGGACTGCGACCCGAGTAAGGCGGGCAACGTAACGTGGTTGTACTGAATTGCGTACCTTGGTTCTATGGTTGATTTCATCTTAGAGAACTGGCTCGAGCTTACTATCGCTGTTATGGCGCTTTTGAAAGTCATCGTGAACCTCACCCCATCGGATTCTGACAATGCTGTATTTGGCTATTTCGATATTCTTATTACTGCTATTACTGGCGACCGGAGAAAGAAAAAGTAAGATGGCTAAGATTGGAAATGATACCAGCTACCCGAAAAAGACAACTCCGGTAGGGGCGGATACCGTTATTGGCACCGATTCTCAGGATAACGAAGCCACCAAGCAGTTTACCGTAGGCGGTATCGCGTCTTTTGCCCTCAATCCGGCTAACGGTAATGTAGTAAACTCCGTAAGCGGGCTGGGACCTATTAGTACGAGCCCTACCACGGGCAATGTAGCTGTTTCGCTAGACACTGTTTCTGGTGTTCAAGGCGCGTATACATATGCTAATGTTACTGTCGACCAGTACGGAAGGGTTGTCTCGGCATCTACCGGTACCCCCGTAGAGTCTGTGAACGGTATTGACGGCAGTGTTACGCTTAGCGCCGGCACTGGAGCGAGTGTTGTTACTGACCCCACCGACCCTCAGAACATCATCATCTCCACCACGGGAGGCGGCGGGGGTTCGGGTAGCGTGACACAAGTAGACACAGGCACGGGCCTCGATGGCGGACCGATTACTACCACGGGTACCATCAATCTTGCGGACACCGCTGTTACCGCAGGCAACTATACCAACGCTGACATTACCGTCGATGCTCAGGGACGCATCACCGCAGCCAGCAATGGCGATGGCCAGCCCAACCAAGACTTGCAGTCTGTATTGGATACGGGTCAGTATGCTGTCAACCGATTTATTTCTCTCAGTGGTTCCAACACTGGCTTTACCGCCCTTACTGGAGCGGCTACCGTTCAGGACGTTACATGGAGCGGCACTGGAGAAGGCAATACGCTATTGCTTACTGGAGAGCTAGAGCTTCGAGAAAAACTAAAGGATGGTGCTGGAGCTACGGGAACATTTCAGCAGATTCTTATCTCTGACCCTAGCCTTAGTGGTGGCCTTGGTGGTGTTCGGTGGGTAGACCAACCCATTATTACGGTTCGGGTATCTGTGAGCAGCACCGACCTCATTAATATGAGTACTACCCTTGGCCCTGAGATTATTGCGGCTCCGGGAGCTGGGCTGAGCATTCAGGTTATTTCCGCAGCTATCAGCTACGATTTCGGTACTGTAGCGTACAACTTTATTAGCGACCCCGGTCTGTATACCGACTCGGGTTCTTTCCCGCAGTATACCATTCCTGCGAGCGTTATGAACTCCCCATCAAGTGAGTTTAGGAATATGGACAGCAACGGCTCAAGCGGAAAGCTTAGTGCCAATGCTCCGTTAGTATTTAGGGGCGGCATCGCCACTGTAGGTGACGGAGACGCCATTTTAGAGGTAGCGTATAGGATTGTCTCTATTTAATGAGAGACATTCGCAAGGTTTGCATCGGTCCTAACTACAAGGACTGCATGTGTTATGTGGTGGGGCAGGCCGTTCTCGGCAACTCCCACTTTATACATTTAATTAAATACAACGATGAGACGGGGGGCATCCTCATCTACATCGAGCAGGACAACGTCGTGGTGCTTTGGAAAGAGTTTATCGCGATGCCTACTTCACTGGAATACAATATCAACTTTTGAGGGCTGTAGAGCAATTCATTGTAAAGGGAGAGAGATACGCAAATACCAAGGGAGACCTCATCGTAAGTACGAGTGAGGAAGACCATCGCTTCGCAAACCGCGAGGGCGAGGTAGTGGCGTTACCGTTAGGATACGACGGGCCCATATCTGTTGGTGACACGCTGCTTGTCCACCACAACGTATTCAAGTACTACAACGACATAAAGGGCCGCCAGCAAAGCGGTAGGAGTTTTCTCAAAGACGACCTCTTCCTAGTTGATTTCGACCAGTTCTATATGTACCGCAGCGGGGGCTCATGGCACGCCCACGACAGGTACTGCTTTGTGGAACCTATACCCCCTGAAGATTCTATCATCTTCAAGCCGTTGACAGAGGAGCCGTTGGTGGGTATAATGCGATTTCCAAATCGTTATCTTCAGGCCCAAGGAATTGTGTCTGGTGATAAGGTCACCTTCAAACCTGACAGCGAGTATGAGTTCATCGTAGACGGGGAAAAGATGTACCGAATGTTCGACCATCAAATCACATGCAAGATTCAAACAAGCTAAAGGAGCGCATCATCTCTGCGGGGCGGATAGCTGTTGAGCAACTGATTAAGGTAGCTCAGGAGGATATCATCAAGCCCGGTGAAGACGACGACCTTGCGGCGGACAGGCTAAAGAATGCGGCAGCTACTAAGAAGCTTGCCATCTTCGACGCGCTGGAGATTTTGAATCGTATCGACTCTGAGGAGGAGGCATTGGGATTGGCGGGGACATCCACTAAGACGGAAAGCAAGGTGGGTTTTGCAGAACGACGGTCCAGATAAGCTATTTACGGTACTCTCCTCTTACATTTCTAAGGGGGTGGTGTCTAATAAGAACCGCGCTAAGACGTGGCTCTACGGCTACAACGAGAAATACGATGTGGTCATCATCTCCAAGACGGGACAGATAGGCGATATCATAGATATCAACGGCCTGCGCATCGCCCTCCCCCCGGAGCCTAAGGCCATCGATGACAAGGACAATAAGTGGGTGCGTCAGGAGCTCCCTCGGGCCCTCTCGCGCATCCAAAGCATCTTCCAGTGGAACGATATGCCGAATACATTTAAGGCCAACTGGGTGGACTATATCGAGGGCGAGTTCGACCGCCGCGAGTACGGCCACTGGTTCGTCAACAACGGTAAGTCCACGTATGTTACGGGCGCCCACTATATGTATTTGCAGTGGACGAGCATCGACGTTGGGTACCCTGACTTCCGTGAGGCCAACAGGATATTCTTTATCTTCTGGGAGGCGTGCAAGGCTGACTCTAGGAGCTTCGGTATGACGTACCTCAAGATTCGTCGTTCCGGCTTTTCGTTTATGGGTTCGTCGGAATGTGTCAACACGGGTACGCTGGCTAAAGACTCTAGGGTAGGAATACTTTCAAAGACTGGTTCGGATGCGAAGAAGATGTTTACGGATAAGGTGGTACCCATTGCAAACCGACTTCCGTTTTTCTTCAAACCTATACAGGACGGCATGGATAAGCCGAAAACGGAACTGGCGTTTCGTATCCCTGCTTCGAAGATTACAAAGAAGAATATGTACGATGTGGAGGACGAAGAAATTTTCGGACTGGACACCACCATCGACTGGAAGAATACTGACGACAACTCCTACGACGGAGAGAAGCTAATCCTACTCGTCCACGACGAGAGCGGGAAGTGGGTCAAGCCCAACAACATCCTCAACAACTGGCGCGTCACCAAGACGTGCTTGCGCTTGGGAAGTAAGATTATCGGAAAGTGCCTGATGGGGTCTACATCCAACGCCTTGGCTAAGGGTGGTTCCAACTTCAAGAAGCTGTACGAAGATTCCGACATCGCTACGCGCAACGCCAACGGACAGACCAAGAGCGGCATGTACCGCCTGTTCATCCCTATGGAGTACAATATGGAGGGCTTCATCGATGAGTTCGGACATCCTGTTTTCCACGCCCCAGAGAAGCCTGTTATGGGTGTCGACGGTATGAAGATTAAGTCTGGCGCCATCGACTATTGGGAGGCTGAGGTCGAGAGTATGAAGAGCGACCCCGATGCGCTCAACGAATTCTACCGTCAGTTCCCACGTACTGAGTCCCATGCTTTCCGTGACGAGAGCAAGCAGAGCCTATTCAACCTCACTAAAATCTATCAGCAGATAGACTATGCTGACAGCCTTGTTAAGGAACACTATCTCACGCGCGGCTCCTTCCATTGGGAGAACGGTATCAAAGACTCTCGGGTCATCTTTAGCCCCGATAAGCGAGGGCGGTTCAACATCTCTTGGACGCCGCCTAAGGGTATGCAAAACAGGGTCATAGATAAACGGGGAACGAAGTATGCTGGCAATGAACACATTGGGTCTTTTGGATGTGACTCCTACGACATTAGTGGCACTGTGGGCGGCGGTGGTTCTAACGGTGCTCTTCACGGAATGACCAAGTTCCACATGGACGATGCGCCAACCAACGAGTTCTTCCTTGAGTATGTCGCCCGCCCGCAGACGGCGGAGATATTCTTTGAGGAGGTGCTGATGGCGTGCGTCTTTTATGGTATGCCTATCTTGATAGAGAACAACAAGCCTAGGTTGCTATACCACTTTAAGAACAGGGGCTATCGGGGGTTCTGTATGAACCGTCCCGACAAGCACTATAACAAGCTCTCTAAGACGGAGCGTGAGCTGGGTGGTATCCCTAACAGTTCTGAGGACGTCAAGCAGGCCCACGCCGCCGCTATCGAGAGCTATATCGAGAAGCACGTTGGCATCGATATGGACGGTACGTTCCGCGACGCGGGCGAGATGGGCGCTATGCCATTCGTACGCACTCTCGAGGACTGGGCGCGGTTTGATATTAGCAATCGTACTGCTTTTGACGCGAGTATCAGCAGCGGATTGGCGGTTATGGCCAACCAAAAACACCTCTATATGCCTGAGCAGAAGAAGAGTTCAATAAGCATTACCTTGCCGAGATATAACAATCGTGGGTCAAGAAGCGAACTTCGGGAGTAAATGAAGGATGTCAAGATTAATATTTCTACCGCTGGTTTCCCCAGTCAGTTTGTTTCTGACGCGGAGAAAGCCACGGAGGAGTTTGGCCTTATGGTCGGTCAAGCCATCCAATACGAATGGTTTAAGAAAGACGGCAATCAGTGCCGGTTCTACAACCAGTGGCGCGAGTTCAACCGCTTGCGCCTCTACGCCCGTGGTGAGCAGAGTATCGCTAAGTACAAGAACGAGCTTGCTGTCGACGGCGACCTTTCGTATTTGAATCTGGACTGGACGCCAGTTCCCATCCTTCCTAAGTTCGTTGACATCGTAGTCAACGGATTGTCTGAGCGCGTCTTCAAGGTCAAGGCATACGCTCAAGACGCCCTGTCGCAAGCCAAGCGCAGCAAGTATCAGGATATGATTGAGGGGCAGATGGTAGCCAAGCCTGTGCTCGATATCATCCAGCAGAAGACTGGCGTCGACCCGTTCACTATGAACCCCGACGACCTACCTAGCACCGATGAGGAGTTGCAGGTATATATGCAGCTCAACTACAAGCCTGCCATTGAGATTGCTGAGGAGGAAGCCATCAATACCATCCTCGAAGAGAACCACTACAGCGACTTACGCAAGCGCATGGACTACGACCTTACGGTCTTAGGTCTCAGCGTAGCTAAGCATGAGTTCTTGCCCGGGGCGGGTGTACAGATTTCGTATGTCGACCCGGCTAACATAGTATACAGCTATACCGAGGACCCATACTTCAAGGACTGCTTCTACTGGGGAGAGATTAAGACTCTTCCTATCACGGAGCTTATGAAGATTGACCCCACCCTCACTAACGAGGACTTGGAGGAGATTAGTAAGTACAGCCAAAGCTGGTACGACTACTACAACGTGGCTCAGTTCTACGAGAACGATATGTTCCATCGGGACACGGCTACGCTGATGTACTTCAACTATAAGACGACTAAGAAGATTGTCTACAAGAAGAAGAAGCTCGACGGCGACGGGGCTCGGATGATTGAAAAGGACGACCAGTTCAATCCGCCGGACGAGATGATGGAGGAGGGCAACTTCGAGAAAGTTGAGAAGACCATCGACGTTTGGTATGAGGGCGTTATGGTTATGGGCACCAACATCCTGTTGAAGTGGGAGGTGGCGGAAAATATGGTCCGTCCCAAGTCTGCTTCTCAGCATGCGTTACCTAACTATGTGGCCCACGCCCCGCGTATGTACAAGGGCGTCATCGAGTCGCTTACGCGGCGTATGATTCCTTTCGCCGACCTCATCCAGATTACGCACCTCAAGCTCCAGCAGGTCATCTCCCGCACCGTTCCTGACGGTGTGTATATCGATGCTGACGGACTCAACGAGGTCGACCTAGGTACGGGCAACGCATACAGTCCTGAGGACGCCCTACGGCTATACTTCCAAACGGGTAGCGTCATCGGAAGGTCATACACTCAAGACGGAGAGTACAATCAGGGTAAGGTTCCTATCCAAGAGCTCAATAGCAACAGCGGCGCAGCTAAGACGCAGATGCTCATTGGGAATATGAATCACTACTTGCAGATGATTCGTGACGTAACGGGACTCAACGAGGCCCGCGACGGGAGTACGCCTGACTCACACAGCCTTGTCGGCTTACAGAAGCTGGCTGCCGCCAACAGTAACACGGCTACCCGCCACATTTTGGATGGTAGCCTCTATATGTTCCGGTCTCTAGCTGAGGCCCTTACGTACCGTGTTAGCGACATCTTAGAATACGCCGACTTCAAGGATGAGTTTGTTAACCAGATTGGTAAATACAACGTCAGTATCCTAAAGGAGATTAACGAGCTCTATATCTACGACTTCGGAATCTTTATTGAGATTAGTCCTGACGAGGAGCAGCGCGCGCAGCTCGAGGCCAATATCCAAATGGCTTTAAGCAAGGGCGGTATCGACCTTGAGGACGCTATCGACATCCGAGAGATTAAGAACATCAAGCTCGCCAACCAACTGCTCAAGATTAAGCGTATCGCTAAGCAGGACGAGGAGCGGCAGTTCCAGCTCCAGCAGCAGCAGATGCAGGCGCAGAACAATATGCAGTCACAGCAGATGTCTGCGCAGATGGCGATGCAAAAGATTCAGGCGGAGACGCAGAGTAAGATGCAGGTCAAGCAGGCGGAGATTGCTTTCGAGATTGAGAAGATGCAGGCTGAGGCACAGGCTAAGGCCCAGCTCATGGACCTTGAGTTCCGCTACAACCAGCAGCTCCACGGTATGCAGGAGCAGCAGTTGCAGATGCGTGAGGACAAGCGTGAGGGTGCCAAGTCACAGAGGATTAGTCAGCAGAATACTGAGCAGAGCAAGCTTATCGACCAGCGTAAGAACAACTTGCCACCAATGAATTTCGAGTCGAATGAGGACAGCCTAGATGGCTTCGACTTGGCTGAGTTTAGTCCGCGATAAATAATATAATTTTACACTAATGGAAATCAAAGTCCGGGAAGTTAACGAGGTAGAGTCTAAGTCCACCCAAGAGGTGGAGCAGGAGCTGCTTCAAAAGCACGAGGCAGAGGTCAATGGCGAAACTGCTGTTGAGGAGGGGGTAGTAACCGAGGATAAGCCTTCGGGCCTGTCTGAGGACGAGGTGCGTTCGTTTTTGAGCGAGCGTTACGGTCGGGAGATTAACTCTTTAGATGAGCTGGCTGAGGCCCGCGAGCAGGAGTTACCCGAAGATGTAGCCGCGTATTACAAGTACCGTCAGGAGACGGGCCGTGGCTTGGAAGATTTTGTCAAGCTCAACAGGAACCTCGACGAGTCGGACGGGGACAAGTTGTTGCGCGACTATTTACTTGAGACGGAAGATGGCCTCGATGCTGAGGACGTCGATATCCTTCTCGAGGAATACAAATACGATGAAGACCTCGATGATGAGGGCGACATCAAAAAGGCCAAGTTGGCCAAGAAGAAAGCTATTGCTAAAGCGAAGCGACACTTCGAGGAAGAGAAAGAGAAGTACAAAGCACCTCTTGAGTCAAGGGGTGTCGACTCTCTGGAAGGTTCTGAGGAGTATCAGGAGTATAAGCAATACGTTGAGCAGGCGAAGACGTACCAAGAGGAGCAGAAGCGCAGGAAGGAGTGGTTTGACGATAAGACCAACGAGGTGTTCAGTGAACAGTTCAAGGGCTTTGAGTTCAATCTCGACGACAAATCCTACGTCTATACTCCCGGTGACCGCACAGAGTTGAAGAAGCTCCAACAGACTCCCGAGGCTTGGTTAAACAAGTATCTGGACGATAAGGGGCTTGTGAAGGACGCTGCGGGATACCACAAGTCTTTATCTGTCGCTATGAACCCTGAGAAGTTTGCCCGGTTCTTTTTTGAGCAAGGCAAAGCTGAGGCCGTGGACGACGTTATGCGCAAGACAAAAAACATCAACATGTCAGAGCGCACGACACCGCAGACCACGTCGAAGGGGGGATTAAAAATCCGTGCCGTCAATCAAGATTCAGGTCGAGGCTTGAAGATTAAGACGCGGCGCACCACCTAAAACAAAAACAAGAAAACATGGCAGGTTCAGTAAACGCAACCCCGGGCTTCGATTTGCAGCCCAGTGCTGAGCGCGTTGCGCTTCAGACGAATTACATCACCAACTTCGACTTCCTCAACCAGTATCTCCCTGATACTTATGAGAAGGAGTTCGAGCGTTACGGCAACCGGACTATCTCCGGCTTCCTCCGCATGGTTGGTGCCGAGATGCCCACCAACTCAGACATGATTAAGTGGGCTGAGCAAGGCCGTCTCCACACCAAGTACACCAACTGCACTGGCGTTGCTGCTGGTACTACTGCCTCAACGTGGACGGTGGGCGACACCCTCAACCCCGGTACAGGTGGTATTTCCATCCGTGTGGGTCAGACAGTATTTATTAGCGACAACACTGCCGCCAGCGGTCTTTCTAATAAGGCTGTGGTTACTGCTGTTGACTACACTGCTGGTACTTTTGACGTCGCCTACTACGAGGCTGCTGGTCAAGCTGTTGCTGATGGAGTTGCTTGCACCGTGATGATTTACGGTTCTGAGTTCAGGAAGGGTACTAGTGGAATGCAGGAGTCTCTTGAAGCCGACGACCTCATCTTCGACAACAAGCCTATCATCTTGAAGGACCGTTACGAAGTGTCTGGTTCTGACATGGCTCAGATTGGATGGATTGAGGTGACCACAGAGAACGGTGCTACCGGATACTTGTGGTACATGAAGTCCGAGCACGAGACACGTCTCCGCTTTGACGACTACCTCGAGACAGCTATGATTGAGGCCGTTCCTGCGGCTCCAAACTCTGGTGCTGAGGTCGCCTTGAGCGGCGGTACCGCTGCTGTCGGCACTGTCAACGCTGGTTCCGAGGGTATCTTCTACGCTGTAGAGAATCGCGGAAACCTCTGGTCTGGCGGTATCCCTTCTGCTTTGGCTGACTTCGACGCTATCATCTCTCGCTTGGATAAGCAGGGTGCTATCGAGGAGAACGTCCTCTTCGTGAATCGTGAGATGAGCTTCGATATCGACGACATGCTGGCTGCACAGAACAGCTATGGTGCCGGCGGTACGAGCTACGGTCTCTTCGACAACGACGAGCAGATGGCGCTCAACCTTGGTTTCACAGGCTTCCGCCGTGGTTACGACTTCTACAAGTCTGACTGGAAGTACCTGAACGACCCAACCATGCGTGGCAACCTCACCAACGGTGTCGTCAATGGATTGCTCGTTCCTGCTGGAAGCACCACGGTCTATGACCAAGTGCTCGGTAAGAACGCCAAGCGTCCGTTCCTCCACGTCCGCTACCGCGCCTCAGAAACTGAAGACCGCCGGTATAAGACTTGGATTACAGGTTCTGCCGGAGGTGCTGCTACCAGCGACATCGACGCGATGCAAGTCAACTACCTCTCCGAGCGTGCTGTGTGCGTGATGGGAGCGAACAACTTCTTCCTGTTCAAGGACTGATTGTGAACTGGATATTGGGGAGCACAACGGGTGCTCCCCTCTATCTCCCCTTAATTAAAATAGAAATGAATACTGATAAAACGTACCGCCTGCTCCGAGGGCAGGCCCCCCTTTCTTTTATGATTCCCGGTCGTAGCACCAACCGCAAGCCTCTCCTTTTTTGGGACGAGGAGAAGGGTGAAAACCGTGTGCTACGCTACGCTCGCAACCAGAAGAGCCCCTTCGAGGACGAGCAAGATGGAAACGCCATCGTTGAGCCCATCATCTTTGAGGATGGTATGCTCCACGTTCCTAAGACCAACCCTGTCTTACAGCAGTTCTTGGACCACCACCCCATGAACGGGGCGCAGTTTGAGGAAGCCAATGACGAGCGCGACGCTGAGGCGGAGGTAGAGAAGTTGAATATGGAGGTGGACGCACTCATCGAGTGCAAGTCTTTGACGCTGGACCAGCTTGAGACTATGGCTCGCCTTATGCTTGGTATCGACCCATCGAGATACACTACGGCTGAGCTGCGCCGCGATATGCTTATCGCTGTCCGCCGCGAGCCCGAGCACTTCCTGCATTTGTCTAACGACCCCGACCTGAAGTTGCAGGGTAAGATTCACCGATTCTTCTCTGACAACCTCTTGTCTTTCCGCCGCAACAAGACGGAGATTTGGTTCAACGGACCTACCAATAAGAAGAAGTTGGTTACTGTCCCTCACGGCCAAGACCACCTTCAAGTAGCGACGAGCTATCTACTTAGTGAAGAGGGCCTTGAGCACCTCCGTACTCTCGAGGCGTTGGTTTAAGAATAGGTATCTTGCTCACGGATTTAATTTTTTTCCCATGAACAAATATCTTTCTTTCGTTACCGGTGATGGTACCGAGCTCATCCCTATTGGACAGGGCCTCTACGCTGACCAAGCTACTGCGGTTGCACTTGCTTTGGTATCTTCTAACGGCGTTCAGTACGACCTTGTTACTGTCGCAGGCACCTTCGCACTGGTTAACGCCATCAACGCGGCCTTGACCGAAGCGTCTCAGACCAACTGGCGTGACACCATTCATCCCGTGGCTTTGCCAACTGGACAAACTGTTACGAGTATTACTGCGTCTGCTGTAGCATAAGCGTATCACTTACTACTAGAGAAAGCCACCTTCGGGTGGCTTTTTCGTTTGGCGCTATCTTAGAGGAATGATTGATTCAGTCCGTCAAACCGTATTGTCGATTCTCAATAAGAACAACTAC